CAAACAAGCGCTAATATACTTCCGGCAACTGGAAGTACCGACAACGTTGTAGCATCTGCCGTTCCTTTTGGCGTATACCTAAGTTCAGCAGATTTTGTATCTGGCGCGGCAGCACAAGTCGCTTATACATATAAAAAACTTGGTGGAGATCTATTAGAAATAGAACTTGCAGAAGAGCAGGTTTATACAGCATTTGAAGAAGCAACTTTAGAATATTCATATCTCGTTAATATTCACCAAGCAAAGAATTCCTTGGGAGATTCCCTAGGAAACACCACAAGTTCCTTTGATCATTTGGGAGAATATAAAGCAGGAACGTTATCCTCCAGTCTATCAGGTGGAAATGTTGCTTTAAAATATACGAAATTTGATTATGGATATACAAGAAGGTTTGGAGACGCGGCATCAGCAGAGGCAACTGTCGGAGGAACGCAGACTTATTATTCAGCCTCGTTTACACTGGTCGATGATGTTCAGGACTATGATCTGGTTTCGGCAGTTTCTGAAAGTGTTGCATCTGGAAATCTTCCAAATACAATAGATTATGATAATAAGCGCCTTCTCATTCGAAGAGTTTATTATATTTCACCTAGAGCTATCTGGAGATTTTATGGATATTACGGCGGATTAGGAGCTACAGGAAACTTGAGCACTTATGGGCAGTTTGCCGATGATTCAACTTTTCAATTGGTCCCAACATGGCAAAACAAAGCTCAAGCGGCCGCCTATGAAGACGCTATTAATACTAGAACATCTAGATATTCGTATGAAATAAGAGATAATAATATTAGGATCTTTCCAATCCCTCCAAGTCTTTTGAATAATAAAAAGATGTGGTTTGAATTCACAGTCGACACAGATGCATGGGAATCTTCATCTGATAGACCAAATGGTGTTGATGGTGTTAATAATATAAACACTCTCCCGTATGCAAATATTCCATATGAAAATATTAACTCTATTGGAAAACAATGGATACGACGATTCGCTCTCGCGCTTTCTAAGGAGATGCTGGGTCAAATCCGAGGTAAGTTTAGCACAATCCCGATTCCGGGCAACAGCGTTACTTTAAACCACTCTGAATTGCTCACTCAAGCCGCTAACGAACAAGAAAAGCTTCGAGAGGAGTTAAAAACAATTCTAGACGAAATGACATATGCAAAATTGATAGAAAATGATGCTGGAATGACAGACAACGCACAAAAAGTCCTAACCAGTGTTCCAAATTATATATTTGTAGGTTAGGAGAATATAAATGTCCACAAAAAATAAATGGGAACAGCCAGATTCGCCACCACCACAAATGTTTTTGAATCAAAAAGAGCGTGATCTTGTAAAACAAGTCAATGACGAATTAATAGAGAGAGTCATTGGGCAAACAATCGCTTATTACCCTATTGATATTGAATCAACAAACTTTCACCCTCTTTATGGGGAGTCCATGGAAAAAAGTTTCCTTCCTCCAATAAGAGTTCACGCAATGGTTGAATGGGGAAGTCATACCACTACAGCCACTGGATATGGTATTGATCGTTTGCAGACAATAACTGTAACTTTTCACAAAAGAAGATTAACAGAAGATCAAGATTTATATGTGAGGGTCGGAGACTTTATATTATATGCTGATTTGTTTTATGAAATAACTTCTCTCCAAGAGCCAAAGTGGCTGTTTGGAAGAGGTGATAAATCTTTTGAAATAGGCGCAAGCTGTATTAGAGTAAGAGAGGGAACTTTCAATGCCCAATAATATGGATGGTGGATTGAAGAATGCAGAAGTAATCTATCTTCAGCCTTCAAATTTAGAAAATATTGATGCCGCTGTTTATGAATGGGTTGATGAACACTTAAATATTGGAACAGATACCCACGAAGGTTTTAAAAAAACGCCCGTTATCTGGGTTACAGCAGAAAGATCTTTTCAAATTAAAAACAATGAAAATCTTCATGATTCCGATGGAGCTTTAATTTATCCCTTGATCACTGTTGGAAGGACAGGGTTTACAAAAGACCGAGCAAAAAAAGGGGCAATATATGCGCCTTTGGATCCTGTTAACGATTATCGTGGTGGAACAATTAAAATAACAAAAGAGATTAATCAAAATAAAACTGCCAACTTTGCAAATGCAGATGCTCTTAAAGCAAGATCAAGAAGGCAAATAAACTTTCCATTGCCAAAAACTAGAAAGAAAACAGTTTACAAAACAGTTTCTATTCCTATTCCTGTATATATTGAAGTAACATACGAAATTGGTCTAAAGTCATATTATCAAGGGCAAATAAATCAAATGGTTTCCCCGTTTATAACCAACACAGGTGGGATAAATTATTTTACCCTAAAGAGGAATGGACATTTTTATGAAGCATTCATTCAAAACGATTTTTCTACCAGTGACAACATCAATTCAATTGGAGAAGATGAGAGAACATTTGAATCAAAAATAACCATACAGGTCTTAGCTTATCTTATCGGAGATGATGCCAACGAGGCTCAACCCTTCAATGTTGTAAGGGAAAATCCTGTTCAATTAAGGTTCACTAGAGAGAAAGCAATGATTGGCGAAAAGCCAGATCACAATTTTGTTACGAAAAAGTATAGAGAATTGGGCGAAAACCCCGAAACAATAAAATAAATGTAGTTATTGGTTTGACTTTTGGGCGA